AACGCATAGGCGGAACTTAAAGGGCGACCATCAAATTGATTTCTCAGAGACCAATTGGTGAATTGACCGCCAGCATTAGAATCGAATTGAGAATTAGCAGCCGAATCATCAGCGTCGTAACTACAAATCTGAATTTGAAGAGAGTTACCTAAAGTTCCAGGATATTTTGCGATGAAGCTATGTCCATCGGAATCAAGAGCGCTTCTAATAGAATTGAAGTGCGCTTCGTTCTTAATAAGCGACTGCGACCTTGTGGAAGCTTGGGATACGCCCGAAGACACCCCATTAGCTGTATCTGAATCAAAGGCATTGTATGCAGCGCTTGTTACAGCACGGATGTTAATTAATTGATCCGAGTATTTTGTAAACTGAGCAGCGGTAAGAAAATCAACCGCATTGTTTGTATTTGGTGTCGCAAACAAAGAAACAAGAGTTGCTTCATTGTTGACGAAAGTAGGTTTTTCAACAGGTCCCCAACGGTAATTACCTACAAATACGCCAGTAGTTGTTCCTACGTTTGGAACAATACCAGTGAGGTCAAACTCACGGACTACTACTGCTGGAGACAAAGAAGGCGTGAAAAAAGCCATGAGTCTTCCTCTTTTTCGTTTTGATTAATTATAAGATATACATGATAAGATCTTTCAAACATCAGTAATATTTATAAATAAATCATTTTTTAGAAGACTTCTGTTACTTTATGGAGAGTCCAGCGATCTCTCCCAACTTTTTCGACTTTAGGTTCTTCGATGCCATTATCTATTACACCAAAGGGAGTTATCTCGTTTTCAATGGCTCTAATTTGTTCTTGATATAACATTTCCTTAACATCAATGTCTGTATCGTTCATAAACATTTCTGTTCCAGCATACCAACCGAACATAACTAAATTCATCATTAAGTCATCATGGTTACCATCCGAGGCTTCAAAGGATTGTCCTCTTGCCTCAAAAGTCGAACACTCGCTGATTGTTTCTAAATCAACAATTAAAAGTTTGTTTTCTTCCAATAAATCTTTAATATGAGAACAGCCAATTCTTTTAGATTTTCTGTTCATCGTCATGCCGATAGCGCTTGCTTTTATAAAAGATTCAACAAACATATTATCATATTCAATATCATAATATAATCCGTTTGCTACGACTGACCCAACATCATTAGATTCTACAATCACATAGGCGTCATTATATTCTCTTGCCCAACGATGAATAATATCTGGAAAAAGAATAGGAGAAATTAAATTACTTCTATAAACTGCGACTTGTTTAAAAGGTCGTTGCGTTATATCAAAAATACTGAAAGTAGAATAATCTTGCCCTCTTCCCTTTGAAACATCGACAGTCATAATATAGTCGCTACGTTCTTGAACGTTATCATAAACTTTAACGTCATTATGTTCACGGATTGGAACAGCAGCTTTCATATTCATAAGAGTTTCGGCATTGATAAGTGTATTACCTGTACCGAAGAAAGTGTTACCAAATTCTTGCCTAAACTGTAATTCAGATGTGTTGGCAATAGTTTGCTTTTTCCATTCCTCATCACGGCCAGGAACATCCCACCAATCTACACGGAATGGTTTAAACTCATTAACCTCTTGAATCGCCCCTTCATAAATCTTATGAAACGGATTACCGATACCGTTTGCTGTCGAAGTAATTATAACCTTTGCGCTTTCAGAAGAAGAGATAACAGGATATGTTGAGGTATAAAACTCAGCAGCGTTCTCGACAAAGGCAAACTCATCCAAAAACAGTAAGTTTACTGAGAATCCTCGAATAGAGCTGGAGGAAGTAGCTGCAGCAATGATACGAGAATTATTACTAAACTCTATAGAACCTTTGTTAAGACCTTTACAGCCCGGTTGTAGGAAGAATGGAGTGTTTTCAAGCGCCAGCGTAATTCTTGACAACATTTCTCGGGCAGTTGCACCTTTGTTCGCCAAAATTGCAATCGTTTGATCAGGGTGAAACAGTGCATACCACAGAATGTACATACAAGAAGAAATTGACTTACCTGACTGACGACAAGCCAAAACAACATTGAATCGGTTATCATCAAAATGTTTAAACATTTCTTTTTGGTAAGGATATAATTTAAAAGGTACCAAGCCCTTATCAAGAGAGATCACTTTACCATATGTCTCGGCAAAGTAAACAGGATCTTTCATACATTTAGAATATTCGCTGACTTCATCCTTAGTCCATACCTGACGTACACCGTCACGTTTGACTAAAGCATTACCGAGATATGTATCCTTTTCATAACTCATTTAATAAATCTTTTTCCAATTTTATGTAAAATGTAAAACCAAAAGCCATTTATCACAGGTTCTACAATGGCATCAATAGCAGCCAGTTCCATTGCTGCACCAGTGATAAGCCAGTTACAAATTGTTGCAATAAAAATATGACCGATCGTATAAATTATTGCTAACAGAATACTCGACTCGCCAATAAGGCGTTTTATGATTTTAAAAATACCTTTAGTCAGTTCCATCATTATCATTTTCAATCACCTCATTTTCACCTTTTAACATTTTCTGTAATTCTGCAGTCGAACCAAAAAACATATTATTCTGAGTAAGTTTTTGCTGCTTCTCTTTGGGTTTTGTGATCTCAGCTTTTTTCTTTTGTAAATCCATAAGCTTGTCATTCACTTCTGACATTTGCTTAATCATACCCGAAAGAACTTCAAAGGCTCTAGGATGCTCCGACTCTCTGGCGACTTCCATCATCAAATCCAGACCTTCTTTACCCTTTTCTAAAAGGTCATAGTAGGTGTCTCTGGAATATTCAAAGTCATCTTCAACATAATTAATATCGACTTCAACTACATCATTTTTCTTAGCCATTAGTCATCCAGTAAAATTAAATCAAAAATAGCTCCAGCACCATTGTTCCCAGAAGTTGCTCTAACTTCAATATCAGTTTTTTCTGCGAATTCAAGGGGTACAGGATAATCGTATGTCACAGGCGATCCGGCAGTACCGAACTTTCCTTTAATATTAAATGATCCACCAAAAGGTTTAGCCATAATACTAAAATCGCCAGGAGCGTTTTGCGCTGATACTGATCCTTGAAACTTTTTAAGGTATGCAGTTTTGTTTGCAGGGACAGTGTATAGAGCCATTAATGTTTGACCCTTCTCTGCTGAAATGCGAGCTAAGGTCTTACCATCACCGTTGATATTAATTATTTCTTCATTAGTCGAATCATTGGAACTAACCACTAATGCTCTAAACACTCTTTGAAATTCTGAAGTGCCTGTAGTGCCCGGACTTCTGACAGCTGTAATAGTTTCAGTCAGAGGTTCATAGTTAGCATCTAAACCTTGAATTTCAATTTCTTTACCGCTGTCCGCAACATTTGTAGCAATAACAGTAAGAGTAGTTGCTGTGCTTGGATACTGATAGAGATTACCCGCATCCCAAATAGTTTCAGTTGTGCTGCCTACAGCAGTATTATATCCAAACTTATTGACGTGAGAAACACCTTTGGTTTGGCCATTCGCAATGCGAATAGCTTCCGCTAATTCAGAGTTGTCAAGATAACGTGAAACTGCCATTGGTATCCCTTAGTTTTTAAACTATTTATAAAATTTGTTTATTGTATCCCAAATGGTATCTTTTCTCCATAATGCACAGGGAAATTGTGCGCTTCCATATATTTTTCAAAAGGAATTTTTAATTTCTCTTCAGTCGGCGTCATACCTAATGAAAAATATTCTTTCCATACAGTGTAATCTGATAATGGAAATCGCTTCGTCATTCCTCTTGATTCATATAAAGTATTCATATCATTATAAAACTCACCCATTAATTCATCATCGCCTGTCGAGTAAAGTTCATCAGCGCCTAAACCACTTATCACTGTAGAAGATGGAATAAAGTTTACAATAAATTCTTGTCCTCCGCCTTCACGTAATCCATCAATAATTTCTCCGTTTACTAATTTGATTCTTTCGCTTAAAATTTTATAATTTTCAATTGATTTAATTGAAAGAACATTGAATTTTAATTTTTGTTTATGAGCAGAAGCTGTAATAACACCTGAATCATGACCGGAACTCATTGTAATGGTAGGATTGTCAGTTATTCTTAATGCAACCGCATCATCAATCGCCTGAAAGAAATCGTCGAAAGATTTTTTCTTCTTAAATCCTTGAGGATACTGATAAAATTTGCCTGAAGTTTTCCAGTTTTGCTGAAAACTGGTTATCATATTATCTTCTAAAACAATTGTAGAATTTCTAGGTAGCTGATTGCTAGATTGTGTGCCAGCGAAATCTGTTATATAAACAGTTTTATTATCATATTCTATTTTAATTGAATAATCGCCTTTGAGGTAACGAAAAGAAGATAATTTTTCTGCCTCCCAAATACCACAAACATCAACCGGACAAAACCCTTTAACAGTAATTTTAGCATCATTTACATAATAAATTTGATTCATTATTCTATAGTGTCACCCTCTCCGGGATAAAGGAATGTTACTGTTGTATTAAAGTCGCTATCCCCAATAATATTTAAATCGACAGGATTAGGCTCAACGGTCACTCTCTCAAGAAGCTCGCTGGTATTTTGATCCTTAAAGTCAACGATAGCCTTTCTAATAACCTTAGAGTCAGCAATTGGCCCAAAGAATTGAGTCTTCAGTTCAAAATCAAGAGTATAGATAATCGTTCTACGGCTTTCAAGAGTGTTTTCATAATCATCGTTAAACGAAATACCTATGAGCGAGATAGGAATATCTTCTTTTATGTCATTATAATCG